CCACTTGATATTTCAACTGTTTGTCTTGCTGCTACTGTCCAACCACCTGCATGCCCTTGAGAAGCATTTAAAGACTCTTGTACTGTAAACTTATGTAAATCTGCCATTTCTAACTCCTATCTTATCGCTGCACTATGAGGTGCAACTCTTCTTATTGTATGAATTTTTGCATTGTCATTCTTCTCTACTATTCTGTAGAACTCTCTCATCATGACTTGTTTTAAATTAAAATCACCTCTATCTTCAGCCATCTTAGCTTTTAAATAATAGACAACTGCTTTAGATAAATATTCTGATAATGGAAGCTCATCTGACTCATCATTTAAAACATCTATATCTTGATAAGCTGTCATAGATTCTGTTACAGCATCACCATTATATTTTGTAGCTAAGATCCAATATGATGAATGTCTTGTTGTTACTTTATGAAGCCCATTTAATTTATCTGAACCTCTTATTACAATATAATCAACAGCTGTATCTGTAGACATTCCACTACCAGTAACTTTTAAAAAACCATTTGAGTCTTCTTCATATCCAGTAATAGCTTGAGTATCTGATACATCATTTATATGATACTTAGGGCTATATATATATTCTAACTCTATTCCATTTGTTACAGAGGATTGAGGAGATTTAAATCTTACATTAGTTACATCTGGTCCATAGTCTCTACTATTAACATCATTATCTAAAGCTGTATCTTTTTCTATAAGAGCAAGCTTTTGACCTTTTATAAAATATCCATATTCTTTAGCTGAAGCCATTTATATTAACTCCTGATCTGCATCTTCTGTATAAGGCTCATGCATATGTCTATTTATAGTTCTATATTCATCTTTACTATTAAAATGATTCTTGCATCTAACATCTGTAATCTTAAGCATATCATAAGGTAAGTCGTAGTATCTTTGATTTTCTGTTATATCAATTCTTACTGTAGTTACATGAGTAGGAGAGATCATATTTATCTCTTCAAGAGCATCTTTTATATAAGCTATAGCACGACCTGTTTCAGACATGCCAGCTCTTTCCATTACTTCTTGTACTTTCATTATCTTCTACCTCCTGCTTGTTGAGGTTGTGGGGGAGCCATAGATGAAAATGCACCTTCATATTGTTGTTTAAGGGAAGTTAAGTTTGATGTGATAGCTTGTACTAATTCTGTATCTTCTTCATCTATAGCAAATTCAGCCATTTTAGCTTCTAAAGTTTTAATAGCTGCATATATAACTACTAAATAAATTTTATCATTTGGAAACCATTTTATATCAGCATGAGCTTGAGTTAATGAAACTTCATTGGTTTCATCTGTTGGAACATTATTAACATAAAAAACTTTATAGCCATTATTAGAAGATGCAACAGGATATACATTAACTTTACCATTATCATCAATTATATATACAGGATTATAAATAGAGGCAAAATGAAGACTATTAGTATCAACTACTCTTGATTGCATAGAAGCTGGTACTTGTCTACAATTTCTCCATGAAGTAGAACCATCTGATGAGCCATCTGTATTAGCTTCTCTAACTACAGATAGAATATTAGCACCACCTACATCAAGTCCACTATTAGTGTCTATAATAGAACTTTCTCTTTGGAATTTAGTTGCATCTTGAGGTTTAGCTTCAATACATCTTCTTGTAACATCATTTACTCCATCTTTTAAGAACTCTGTAAGTTCATTATCAGTTGGAGTAGTTCCAGATGATATACCTGTTAAACCAGCTATTTGTGCTTTGAATGTTGCCAAATTTCCTCCCTCTCTAAGCCTTGACTAAGCGTGAATGAGTTGTATTAAAAAATATTATCCTGATGCTGAACTAAAAGAAGCTCCTTGTTGATAAACGAATACATGAAAGCGAGGAGCTTTAGAAACATCGCCTTCTACTTCAGAAGCAGTTCTGCTATCAACACAGTATACTTTTACATGAGATCCAGTAACATCTGCTCCTGATGATGCAACAAAATTTACACTATCAGCTTCTCTATTTTTAGTACCTGCTTCTAATTCAACACATACTAATTGATCAGTTGGATCATCTGAATGGGATTTTATTTTAAAATCTGCTGTATCAGCTGCAGTTTTTATAACCATCTTACAATGCCAACCTATTATAGATTCAGAAAGTTTAGGTAAAAATACATTATAAGCACCTTGAGTTATAATAAAGCATTTTCCAGAATCATTTTTATTTAATTGCTTTTCTTCAGTAATGCTTTCAACTAATTCAAAATTGTAAGAAGCTAAATTATTTATTGGTATATTTGACATAATATTCTTTCTTTTTAATACTTATCTATTCAGGTACAGGCTTAATGTCAGCTGCATCACTACCTGCTGCATTAACATACCATAGTTCTCCATCTGTACAAACTTGAATCATATTTGGTGACTGAGCTTGATCTTCTTCAAACTTCACACCATCTTTTTGTGTTTGCTCTGAAGTATTACCTGCACTTTCAATAATATAAAATGTATTTTCATCATCACCACTTCCTCCATCCAATGGAACACCATATGCATTTATTTGAATATCATCTCCACCAGAAGATGCATTTGTTAAAAGAAAAGTTGCATTCCAACCTGCTATTTCAGCAGTAAGTTTAGGAAGATTTATTACATAATCTGCAGTATTTTGAGCAACAAAAAACATCTTCCCTGAGTCTTTCCAAGTAAGCTGTTTAGCTGAAGTTATAAATTCAGAAACTTGAAGTTTATGCGAAGGGTGAGAGCCTATTCTTACATTAGCCATATTAAATCCTTTAAATTAAGATATAGCAGCTAAACTGCTACCATTAGTTGAATCAAATCCTAAAGCAAACCACTTGTCTCCATCAGTCCAAACTTCTACATTTGCCCCTATTTCTTCAGTTCCACTTTCATCGAACATAAAACCACTTGCAGTATTATTTCGTGTACTTGCACCTGTATCTTTAGTAGCAATTTCAAGAAAAAGCATTTTTTGATAATCAGATGAAGCTGCATCTAAATTACCATCAATAGGCTGACCAAAACTATTTACTTGAATATCTTTACCTGAACTTGTTCTTAATATAAACTTAGCATGCCAACCACACATTTCAGTTTGAAGCTTAGGTAGATTGACTAAAATATCATTAGCAGAATCTTGATGACAGATAAACAGCTTACCTGAATCACTCCAAGTAAGCTGCTTATTTGAATCTATCTTCTCTACTACTTGATAGCCATGCGAAGGATGTGAACCTATTATTACATTAGCCATAAGTTAGTCCTTTCTAAGATACAGTAAAGGCACCTTGAACTGTACCCATACCTTTTATGAACCAACTTGTTCCATCAGATACAAATTCAACCCAATCACCTTTTTTACAAGTAGTATCAAACAATACATTAGTAGAACCTGCAGCAACAACTGAATTATCTTCATTAGTATCTGATTGTACCATTATAATACCATATACTATTGTACCTGTTGCTACTATTTTAACATCGTGACTTGGAGTGTCTTCTGTACATATAAACTTAAAGTACAATCCAGCAGATGGTGCTGGTAAAGCTATATCTACTTCTCCAGCTGCACCTGTAGCGTCTACAAATATTATTTTACCACTATCATCAGAAGTTAAAGTAGAGTCAGCAGCTAAAGGTAATGTTCTGCCAATACTTCTTAGTCCATTAGAATAATCATCTAATAATTCATCAGCTTTATTTTGTCCGTATAATGGATTAGCCATATTATACCTCCTTTAAGACCAGATAGCGTGGCATTCAGGCATTGACCATTCCATCCCAGCTTCTGTTAAGATTAAATCAACTCTTCTATCAACACCAGAGTTTTCAAGTGTTTGTACACCAACATATACTGAGGTGTCTCTGTTTACTCCATTACCAACTAATGGTCGATACTTAGCATACTTCATATTAACACCAAGCATTTTAACATTAGTTCCATCTAAGTGAATATTTCTAATAACATTCATATCACCAAATGGAGTAGTAATGTTAGTAGCATCTAATCCTAAGACTTTCTTTCTACCTGTTACTGCTAAATCAGCACTAAAGTTAGAATTGATATTAAGATTATTACTGAAGTATCCACCAAGTTTATGCAACCAATTATAAACACCTGTATTAACAAAAAATACTGTAGCTTTAGAATTGTTGTATCTTGGATCCATATAAGCTGATAAATCATCTAAGAAGTCATCAGCTGTTTTAGTAGATGTTGTTAAACTAAATGTATTACCATAACTACTAATAAAATCAACAGCACCTTGAGTGTATTGAACTTGATTACCAGTAGTAGTATCTTGATACTGAGTACCAAACAGTAAAGATTGTTCAATATCATACTTATGCTCAACAAGTTTATCTTTCCATACTCTTGCCCACTCGTTTGGCTCATACTTAAGAACAGTAGCTCTTGCAGTATTTGTCATAGCCATTGAAGTTTTCCAGATTTGAGTATATCCATAACCTGTTGAATATGGTTGATCAGCCCAAGTTTCAGGATAACCAGAACCTTCTTGGTGAGCTGAACCTACTACATAACATTTATAAGGAGCTAAAGCTTCCTCACTTGCTGTTGTAGTACCTGCACCTTGCTCTATTGAAGCAGGAACACCCATATAGTATTTTCCAGTGCCAACACCTTTAACAACTTTACCTGTTACATTTACATAGTTACCATTATCAACAACACTTGTAATTCTAACTACTTGATAATCTGTTACAGACCCAGCATCTGAAGTATTATCTACATCTGCTACTGGAACTTTAATAAGTTGGTCAGGTAATAAAAATGTAGGCTTAGTATTAGCATCACCTACTTCATAAGTAATTGATTTACCATAAATATTTGTAAGATTACCAGTATTTTTAAAATCTGTACCAAATTTACCATAAAAAGTATCACCTTGAGCATCTTGAACATTTGCATTTGTGCCTAAAGCAGTTGCAAAACCAGAACCAAAAGTTTCAAGATAAGCATATCTTTTATGCCATGAATTTCTTTTTTCAGTAAATTTAAAAGATGAATCATCTGTAGGTTTCTTACCCACTTTAGAAACAAATCTAAAGAATGGATCTTGAGCTACTGAAAGCTCACTAACTTGATCTCCAAAGTTAAACTTTCTTCTAAGATCACCAGTGTCTTGGGCTTTGGCACCCTGAAAACCACCAGCATCTGTGACAGAAAGATCGCTACTTGGATTTAACGAACTAATATAATCAGACATAACTGTCTCCTATTTTAAAATCAAAATAAGTTCAGTTATCTTAAAAGATTAACCGAACAGGTTTTCTACTCCTTCATCATCCATCCCCTTCAAAATGTCAAAAACTGCATCATCTGGAGATTTGCTATCTGGAGCACTATTTGCATTACTCGCACTTGCGGGTATATCTCTAACCGCTTTCATCTGATTTAACATTTCTTGTTTAGTGTTATTAGCTACATTGTTGGCTGCATTTTCTCTATTTTTTAAATAGTAAATATCATCCATTGTAAGCTCTCTTTGAGAAGCCCAGTCTTGCAATTCATTAAATTCAGCTTCTTGAATGCCAGTTCTTTTAACAAAATCTTCAATCTGTCTTTGCTTTTCAGCTTCAGCAACTGCAACTTGATTTTGTTGAGTCCTTGCATTTAAAACACTATTAACTCTTTTATTAGCTTCTTGGTCAATCATTTGTCTTAAGGCTTTAGCTGAATCAGAATTAGGATCTTTTACAGCTTCATCACCATCAAAAATAAAATCTTCACCAAACTGCTTAGTTAAATCATTTCGACCATTTACATTATCTCTTAAAGCTTGTACAGCTGAAGGATTTTCATTTAAATGATCTATCAAAGGCTTATATTTAGCATAACCACTAACCTGTTCAAGTTCTGCTTTAAGTCTTTGAGCTTCACGACTGGAATCTGAATATCTTTTCTTAAGACCTTCAGCTTCACTTTTCCAATCAGTAGCCTCTTGTACTTTTTCAGAGTCAGCCTGAGGCTGAGTTACCTGTTCGTCTTGAGGTTGGACTTGTTCATCATAAACTTGTCCATTTACTTGTTGTTCTAAACTATCAAAAAAACTATCAGAGCCTGTATCTTCGGTATCGCCTTGCAATACTTCTTCGATTCCAGGGTTACTGTCATTTTTCATTATGTTTTTCCTTATTTTAATTTATTATTGTTTACTTCTATTTTTCAAATCTTTTTCAAAGTTTTTTATAGCTTGAATCATTTCTTTCTTTTTAAACTCTGCTTCAGTCTTTAAATTGTTTCTTAAATTCATTTGTTCTGCATTTGTTTGCTGGAACTCTCTATCAGATTTGCCTAAAACATCTTGTTTTTTCTTATTAATTTCAACATCAGCTTGCATCACTTTATTCTTAATACCAGCTTGAACAAGTTGTCTTTCAAGAGTTTCAATAGTACCTTCTTTATCTTTCACTTGATCTTCCATTCCTTTTAATTGACCTTGAAGTTTTCTAATAGTATCTAATCTTTCTGCTATTTTATTTTTATTCTTAAGATCAGTTTCAGCTAATACAGTTAATGAATCTATAACTCCAGCATTTAGTAATTCTTTAAGTTCTGATAAATATGCCCATCTATTTACAGGCATTGTAGAGCCACCAATAATTCTTATATCAAATTTAGCTGAAGCATAATCATTCCATTTGCCAATAGCTTGCCCCATATCATTATAAAGTGTTTTATTTATTTCTACAGTTTTTTCTTCTTGTATAGCAGAAGGCTGTACTATTCTAAATACTTTATGTGCTGTATAAGCAGATTGACTAAATTGTTTAACTATTTCTCCTACATGAGATAAAGCTGGCTCTAATGAATGTTTCATCCAATATTTAACTCTTCTTGTTCCATATTCATCCATAGCCAACATACCACGATAAGGCATATCTTGAGTAGCTTGAGTGTCTCCTTGCATAGCTGAATATATACCTGCAAGATATTCCATATCTCCTTTACCCTCATTAACTATACCGAAAAAAGCATTTGAGAGTTGAGCAGGTTGAATAGCTTGAGGCTGATCATATCCATGATTAACAGGTAATAGAGCACCTGGGCTGGAGGAGTACTTCTCCCAAGTCTCTGCATCTATACTTCCTTCATAATACTGCCATCGTAATGAAGAACCGAGAGAAGCATTATGTATCATAAGCTGGTGAGCTTTGTTCAACTCTCTTTGCTTACCTACCAATGGAGAAACAGCAGATATAGGGTAGGGTGTTCCTATCCACTTATAGTGAAAAGGAATTATAGGATAGTCTTTTATTTTATCAGGTAAAGCTTTTTCATAAATTAATTGATCTCCAATAACACAAGTTACTTTAATTCTATCATCATGAAATCTAATTTGATCAGTAATTAAACTTGCAAAGTCTTCATCTTGAATTAAAATTTTAAATTCTTTTTCAGTTATTATTTTATTATCAATTCTTGTATAAGCTTCTTCTAATTGCCTTTGAGTTTCTACCATTAAAGTTTGCATTTGCTTTTGTATCATTTCAGTAGCTTTAGATAACTCTAATTGCATTCTTTCAGGCAACATTTTACCAGCTTTTACAGCTTGTTCCATTTGAACTTGTTTTTCTTTTAACTCAACTTGAGCTTGTATTTGAAACTTTTCTGCTTTTTGTTGAGCTTGCATTTTTATACTTTCAATCTGCTGAGGACTTGGAAGTACTTTATAAAATACATTTATATATGCAACTTTAACTTTTTCATATAATTCAAAATATTCTGTTAATGGATCATCCTTACCTTCTTCATCAAAAGTAGATGTAATATCTGTTTGTAATATATCCTTTTGTTCAGAATCCATAGTTCTTTTAGATAAAGAATATTCCCCATCATTAGCAGAAGCTTTAGTTATTTTTCTTATTGCATCTGGATATAATTTTTTAAGATGAGATTTAGGTAACATCTTTTTAATCATTATATAAGCTGCATCTCTAAATAACATATCTCTCGACTTAGGATCTACAAATACATCAAATGGATCAGGTTGATATATAACAACTTCTCCCATACCATTGTCTTGATTTTGGTCTACATGTATATGAAGATAGCCTAAAGACTTAGTTACAGCATCATTAATAGCATTAGATAGCAATGATTGACCATTACTATTGTGCCAAATATAATCAGCCATATCACTGAATACAGCTGCTACATCTGAATCACTACCATCAACACCTATAGCTTGCCATCTTGGATTAGAAGCGGTTGCATAGTAATTAAGCATTTCTACAACAGGAGTAATTCTATTAATAGTAAAAGTAGGCATTCCTTGATCTTCAAGCGCTTTTTTCTCACTATCAGAAAGTTGATTATCATTAGAAAAATCATGACCTTGTTGATTAATATATTGCCATTGATCTCTATGAGATGTTCTTAATCTATTAAATAACTCTTTTACTCTTTCTGCTTTTTTAGTAGCCATTATTCTCCAGCCTTATACCCTGAATGTGTATAAGTTGCAGCTATATCCCCACAACCTGCTTTATTATTAGATATAGATACTTGTCCACCATGCCCCATCATTTTAACATCTTTAGGAAATCTTTTAATAGGAGCTGATTCATAAGGTTTTATAGATCCACCCATTTTTTTCTTTTTAAGTCTTTTTTTAATTTCACCACCTTTTTTCATTTGAGGCAGTCTGCCTGTTTTGTTAAATGTATCCATATTTTCTTTTCCCACTGCATCAACAGTAGATGCTTTTACAATATATTCACCACCTTCTAATTCTACAGGCTCCTTTCCAGCAATAATAGCTGGCATTCCACCATCTTTATGCTTAGGACCAGAGAGATAACCTCCTTTTTGTTTTTTATTTTTCATTCCAACTCCCATCTTTTTAATATGTTTAGATACTCTTTTTGATTGTCCTAAATGCATCTTACTAGCACCTTTTAATTCTTCAACCATTTTAGTTAAATCTTCTATACTTCCACCATCTTTACAATTCCATTTTCTTAAAGATTTATTTATTCTTGAATCAGGATCATTAGCTGTTTTAGAAGATGTAAGCTTCTTTTTCATTCCACCCATTCTTGCACAGAATGATTTTTTTCTTGGTCCACCTTTAGGTTGAGGTGCTTTTAAATCAGAACCTGGGTTAGCAGCTTCATAAGATTTACGACCTTTTTCATTTAATCCACCTGAAGGATTTTGACCTTCTTTTCTTGTCCATGCTTCACTCATGCTACCACCCAACTTTTTGCTTTTGGTTTTCTTTTGCTATATTTACCTTTTTCCTCATTTATACCTTTTAATGGATAACTATATTTAGCTGCATAGGCTAATGCATCTATACAATCATCATGCGCCATACGAGGACCAAATGTAAGTATTTCTTGTCTTAAGTCATAATCATCTTTTTTAATATGAATCTGACCTGTTGAAAATCTTGCAGATAATACTTCTTGTATTCTATCTCTTTTAGACATTCTTGTCCCTGGCTTCTCAGCTTTAAACTTAACACCAAAGTCATTTCTTCTTTTCATTTCTGATATAAGAGACTGCATTACAGGTTTTGACATTGATGTATCTTCAATAGTAAATAAGTTTGGATGATAAATGTTGTTCATCTCAAACATATAGTCTACTATGCCTTTAGTAGGCTCACCAGGGATACCAAGAACTGGAATACCTCTTTTTTTAGTATAATCCAATACATATAAGTTATTATCTTCATCAAC